ATTGTCGACGTGCCGCGCTGCTCGTTCGGCTCGCATTGCCCTGTCGACGTTTTGAATTCTAGGCTATATAGCGGTTTGTGTCAAGGCAAAACGCTAACTAGGCGCGCCCATCGGCCCCGCACACACGACGCGCGCGGCAACAATAACTGGTATCAAAACAATAACTTAGGGCAAAAAGAAAGGGGGCCGAAGCCCCCGGTTGGTTATCGCGGCGTGGTGCGGAGCAGCACATACAGTGCCGTTTCCAACGACCAGCCACGGTTCCGCAGATATCCTGCGGCACAGCGGACGCCAAGGTTATTCATCAACCGCGGCGCCTTGCTGAGGTGCTCTACGCGTCGCGCCCAAGGTTCTTGGGCGAGGGCGAAATCTACTGGGGCTAATAATTTCATACATACCTCCAAAGATGGGGGCCGAGGCCCCCGGTTAGTTACTGACTCAGCCAATCGCGAGAGTCTTCACCCTCGTTGACCCATTCTACGTAGGCGATTACGCCGCTATCGCCATCCGCGTGGCTGGCTGACTCTTCCAGCCCTGCTTCCTCCAGCGAGACAAACTCTACACGGTCTTCCCAGTCCGCCTCGTCCGCGAGGTCGAGAGGGCCGGGCGCTGGTTCGACTATGAACTGCGGCATGAACTCTTCCGCTATCTCTTCGTTGATGAACGGGTCTTGCTCAAAGTCTGTGAACATCGTTTGCTCCTCATGTCTCAGGTAGCTGCGCTGCACTGTAGTGGCTCGCATTGCCTCGTCGACGTTTTGAATTCTACGCATTACCCTACCATTTGTCAAGTTACGCGACCCCACCGCCCCCCGACCCCCCGAATACAGTTTGGAGTCCCGGCTCGCCTCACTACACCAAGCCACGCACAAATCGCTATCAAATTTTCCCCATCTCCGACCCCCACCCCCTTACTTTACAAATACCCCCCTTATGGGACTCCTACCTCCTTTCTATATTTGTGATATATTGCAAAAAACTGTGGGCACACCACTGCATGGATGACTGTCAAATAATTCCCCCTCTGGACGAGGATATCCCTCTCCCTGCCTCGGCATTGGAGGCGTTGCCGGAGTTGTCCCCGCAAGAAGAACTGCAGATGCGGGCGCGCACGATCAAACTGATCTCTGACTTGACAGGCAGAGCAATCGCGCCGACAGGCGACGAAGCGGAGCAGGCCACGACTCTCGCGCGCCAGATGATCGAAGACCCTGAGCTGCGGCCTGATTTTGCAACCTACCCCAATGAGACGATCGCCTATCTGGCGGGCATGGTCACGCAGATGAATCATCAGATAGTAAACGAGCTGTCTGATTTAAAACTCTACGTGGTGAATAAGCTGGTCTTCGAGGTGGAACACGCAAAAGACTCCAAGTCACGCATCTCTGCCCTAACCAAACTGGGCGAGATTGATGGCGTAGACGCGTTCAAGAAACGCAGCGAAGTGACGATGAAGGTGGTACCGATCGAGGAAGTGGAGAAGGAACTGCTCAACACACTCAATATGATCGAAGATGTAGAGTATCGCCCCGTGCCAGCTAACGAAGGGCAATCTGAGTCGGAAGCTGCTTGATGGCCGTCAATGCCCTAACGCCGGAGGCAATCGCCAAGCTGAAAAAAGCGCTGCCGATAATGCCGGAAGCGCAAAAACGCCGCACCGCGGAGCTGTTGAAGACGTATCACGAGGACATGATGCGGTCCGTAGGGAAAGAATCCTTTCTGGACTTCGTGAAACACGTATACCCCGGCTATATTATTGGCCCGCACCACCGCAAATTGGCAGAAATCTTCGAGGATATCGCGCGCGGCGTGAAAAAACGGGTCATCGTTAATATTGCACCGCGTCATGGCAAGTCAGAACTCATCAGTTACCTCGCTCCGGCGTGGTTTTTGGGTAAACACCCCCATAAAAAAGTGATAATGACGTCACATACTGCCGATCTTGCGGTCAATTTCGGTCGTAGAGTGCGAAATCTGGTCGGTTCAGAGCGTTATAAGGACATTTTCCCGCAGATTGAGCTGCAGGCGGACTCAAAATCAGCTTCTCGGTGGGGTACTAACTTCAACGGCGAGTATTTTGCGATCGGTGTGGGTGGCGCGCTGGCTGGCCGCGGTGCCGACCTCTTCATTATTGACGATCCGCACTCCGAGCAGGAGGCAAAACAGGGTCGCCCCGACGTTTTTGAGCCTGCGTGGGAATGGTTTCAGTCAGGCCCGATTCAGCGGCTGATGCCGGGCGGTGCGATCATCGTTGTGATGACCCGTTGGAGCAAATTGGACCTGACCGGCAAGATCGTCGACCACATGATCCGCAACGACGACGCGGATGAGTGGGAAGTCGTGGAATTCCCCGCCATATTGGACGATAAACCGCTATGGCCCGACTTCTGGACGCTGGAAGAAGTGCTGGCCAAGAAGGCGAGCATGGACCCGCGCTACTGGCAGGCGCAATACATGCAGAACCCCACCTCAGAAGAGGGGGCGCTGATAAAACGGGAGTGGTGGCAGACATGGGAGGGGGAGTCCCCGCCCCCCTGCGAATTCATGATCATGGCTCTGGACGCCGCGCAGGAAACCAACAATCGTGCGGACTTTAATGCTCTGACAACGTGGGGGGTGTTCTTCAATGAGCAAACCAACAACTATAACATCATCTTGCTAAACAGCATCAAGGAACGGCTGGAGTTCCCTGATTTAAAAGACATGGTCATCGAAGAATACAAGCAGTGGCAACCGGACGCGTTTATCGTGGAGAAGAAGTCCAACGGAGCCGCGCTGTATCAGGAGATGCGGCGCATGGGTCTGCCGATAGGGGAGTTCACGCCGGGTAAAGGGCAGGACAAGATATCAAGGGTCAACGCCGTCAGTGATCTGTTCCGGAGCGGGATAGTGTGGGCACCGGAGACGCGCTGGGCGAGGGAGCTGATCGAGGAGTGTAATGATTTCCCGAGCGGTACTAACGACGACTTGGTAGACTCTACCACTCTGGCATTGATGAGATTTCGCCAAGGTGGGTTCATACGGTTGCCGAGTGACGAGCCCGAAGAACCGAAATTTTTCAAACGCCGCAAATATGCGGGGTATTACTGAGAAGGGGTTTAAATGGCCATCGATAAAGCACTGTATGAAGCCCCCGCGGGGCTGGCTGTTTTTGCGGAGCCGGAAGTTGAGGTCGAGATCGAAGTCGATGTCGGTGAGCCTGAAGAGCTGACTCCGGAGGAAGAAGCAAAGTTCGAGGCTAACATCGCGGAGGAGATGGACGAGAGCCAGCTGCAGAGCCTAGCCTCCGAGTTGAATTTGCTGTTCGACCAAGACTCACAGAGCCGCAAAGACTGGCTCGACACCTACATCAAGGGCTTGAAGCTCTTGGGTATCAAGATTGAAGAGCGCACCGAGCCGTGGGCCGGTGCCTGCGGCGTATTCCACCCGATGCTGATGGAGAGTGCGGTCAAGTTTCAGTCCGAGACCATCATGGAGACGATCCCCGCCGCGGGCCCCGTCAAGACCGTGATCATCGGCAAGGACACGAAGGAGAAAGAAGACGCCGCCGTGCGCGTGAAGGAGGACATGAACTACCAGCTGACCGAGAAGATGCCGGAGTTCAGACCTGAGCATGAGCGGGCGCTCTTCGCGCTGGCGCTGGCGGGTAACTCGTTCAAGAAAGTGTACTTCGACCCGAACCTCAACCGGCAGGCATCGATGTATGTGCCGACCGAAGATATTGTGGTGCCGTACGGAGCCACGACGCTGGAGAGTGCGGAGCGCGTCTCGCACCGGATGCGTAAGACCAAGAACGACCTTCGCAAGCTGCAGGTGGCCGGGTTCTACCGGGACGTTGAGCTGGGTGACCCCGTGCGTACGCTGGACGACGTGGAGAAACAGAAGGCGCAGGAGCAGGGCTTCAGCGCGACCACGGACAACCGGTATCAGGTCATCGAGATGCACTTGGACTTTGACCTGCGGGATTCGGGCTACTCCGACAAATTCACCGATGACAACGGCGTCGCTGTGCCGTACGTGATGACGTACGATAAAGGCACCAACACGGTCCTCGCCATTCGCCGCAACTGGGACCCGGCAGACGACACCAAGAAACGCCGCCAGCACTTCGTACACTATGGCTACATCCCGGGATTTGGCTTCTACTGCTTCGGTCTGATTCACCTGATCGGCGGTCATGCACATGCTGCCACGTCACTGCTGCGTCAGTTGGTGGATGCGGGCTCGCTGGCGAACCTGCCGGGTGGCTTCAAGACTCGCGGACTGCGTGTTAAGGGAGACGACACACCGATCGCCCCGGGTGAATTCCGCGATGTTGACGTACCCAGTGGCACGATCCGGGACAACCTGTTGCCGCTGCCGTATAAGGAGCCCAGCCAGACCCTCGTGCAGTTGATGGACAAGATCGTGATCGATGCGCAGCGGTTCGCCGCTACCGCAGATATGAAAGTCTCCGACATGTCCGCCAACTCCCCGGTGGGCACGACGCTGGCGATTCTCGAGCGGATGCTGAAGGTGATGAGCGCGGTTCAAGCCCGGGTTCACTACGCCATGAAGCAGGAGTTCAAGCTGTTGCGTGACATCATCCGCGACAACACCCCGGATGAGTACGGCTACGAGCCGGAGACCGGCGACCGCAAGGCCAAGAAGTCTGATTACGACATGGTGGACGTGATCCCCGTGTCCGACCCGAACGCTGCGACGATGAGCCAGAAGGTCGTGCAGTACCAAGCCGTGATGCAGCTGGCGGCGCAGGCTCCGCAGATTTACGACCAGAAGGTCTTGCA